GTTCCTGATGTAATTGTAGTAGCTGCATCTACAGCTCCAAGAGTCGATACAAGATCACCTGTCGATGCTGTGATATCGCCTGTGGTAGCTGTGATCCCAGTCCCTGCTGTAACTGTCGTACCTGCAGATACCGCTCCGAGAGTTGCTGTAATAGCGCCTGCGTCAGCTGTAATTCCACCTAAAGTAGCTACAATGTCACCAGCGCTTGCTAACACTCCGCCGGTCGTAGCGGTAATTCCTGTACCACTAGTAATTGTAGTTGCTGCGTCCACTGCTCCAAGAGTCGATATAAGATCACCTGTTGATGCTGTGATATCCCCTGTCGTAGCGGTAATTCCTGTGCCAGCTGTAGCAGTAGTTGCAACATCTAAAGAGCCTAATGTAGATATGAAATTTCCTGTCGATGCTGTAATATTTCCTGTAGTAGCGGTGATTCCAGTTCCTGCAGTGACTGTAGTAGCAGCGCTCAAAGCTCCTAATGTAGACACTATTGCTCCGGTCGATGCTGTGATATCACCTGTCGTGGCTGTGATTCCAGTTCCTGCAGTAACGGTTGTACCGGCTGCCACAGATCCGAGTGTGGCTGAAATAGCCCCAGCATCGGCTGTGATATCACCAAGAGTCGCTACTATGTTACCTGCACTGGCTAGGAAACCACCGGTCGTAGCAGTAAAGCCTGTACCACTAGTAATTGTAGTTGCTGCGTCTACTGCGCCAAGAGTCGATACTAAATCACCTGTCGATGCTGTGATATCGCCTGTGGTAGCTGTGATTCCGGTGCCAGCTGTGACTGTTGTCGCTACGTTTGCTGCTCCAAGAGTTGCTACAAGATCACCAGCATCTGCTGTGATATTACCTGTCGTGGCTGAGATGCCGGTTCCGCTAGTTACTGTGGTACCCGCAACAACCGCTCCGAGAGTTGCTGTAATAGCGCCAGCGTCCGCTGTGATACCACCGAGAGTCGCTACAATGTTGCCAGCGCTTGCTAACACTCCACCTGTAGTAGCTGTGATTCCTGTGCCAGCTGTAACTGTAGTAGCAGCGTCTACTGCTCCAAGAGTCGATACAAGATCACCAGTTGATGCTGTAATATCACCTGTCGTAGCTGTAACTCCTGTGCCAGCTGTAACTGTAGTGCCAGCAACAACCGCTCCGAGCGTTGCTGTAATAGCGCCAGCGTCCGCTGTGATGCCGCCTAAAGTGGCTACAATGTTGCCAGCACTTGCCAGTAAACCACCGGTCGTCGCGATAAATCCGGTGCCCGCGGTTACATTACCTGCAACAGAAGGAGAAGCGTCAAGGTTAACAGTAACGGTAGAACCAGCCCCTGCGGTTGTTATATTAGTTCCGCCTGCTATCGTGAAGGCATTTGCAGCTTCAGTAGCTGCTGCACCGTCAGTGTTAATAGTCATGTTTACACCAGAAGCAGACAAATCTAATGTATTTGCTCCTGCTACTATTGTTACAGAACCATCAGCTGATGCCAGTGTACCCCATGCTGGTGCTGCGCCTGTTGCGCCAAATATAATTTGTCCGTCTGTTCCAGCACTTGATTCAACTACACCTGCAGCAGTATTAGAAAGAATACCTGCTGTAGTTAAATCACCGATAGTAACAAGTCCAGTGGTTACAGTTAAAGCTGCTCCAGCTGTAATCGATGTTCCTGAATCTATTGAAGTTCCTGCTGAAACACTTCCTGCAGATGTAATATTTCCAACAGAAGTTACAATATTTCCTCCACTTGCCGTTACTCCACCTGTAGTCGCCACAAGGCCTGTTCCTGCTGTAACTGTAGTAGCAGCGTCTATCAACCCAGCCGATGCAATAATGTTTCCATTTGTAGCTGTTATATTACCTGGTGCAATTGTTAAGCTTGTAGCCGCTACAACACCACCTCCAAGACCTGTCCATACAGCATCACCATTTGTAATTCTGGTAAGTATGTAGATATCATCATTAGGCTGATCAACCCAAACTAAACCAATCTCAAACTTATCAGTTGCTACAGGAGGCCTTTGTGAAATAACCGGCGATGGGAATACATCTATTAGATTGTCCCCCATACCATAAGCCATGTACTTTTTTCTTACAGCCATACCTTCTTCCTTTCTATAAGTAAAAAATAATAAATTAACACATATCAACCATGCCTAGGTTATAAATAAATATCTACGTATTAAAAATAATTCTTGATCATTTACTCAAATGTGTTATACTGGTTTATATAAGAACAGACAAGTATGGAAAGGAAGTGGAATGGCTATAAAAAAGAAAAGACTTAACTTAGACATGCCGACAGAAATTCATCAGGAGTTAAAGTTTTTATCTGTTGTCTACAACACGACAATTACTAAGTTGGTAATTAGAGAAATAATAAAGTTAATAGCAAAACATAAGGTAGAGGATACCAATGAATAGTTTGGAAAAAATAATAGCAACAATAAGCACAGCTGTTTTGTTTTTATTGCTTCTAAGGTTAGCTGATTCTTTCTTAACAGAATTGGCTGGAATTCTTTTCAGCTTAGTAGCATTAGTATTTGTAGCCTTAATACCATTGTTTATATTAAGATTCGTATGGAGATTTATAAACAGCTAGAATAGACTAGTCTAGAAAGGCATTGCCAATCCTTTATCTCCAGTTATGAATGTTTTTGCACGATCATAAAAACTTTTTGATTCTTCAGCTTCTTCCCTTGGCCTGATGTTCTTCTTAAATTCTTCAGCAAGCCTGTCTAGTTTTGCTTCAGTTCTTTCTTCCAGCATTTCTTCCAAATCCAAAGGCCTTTTTCCGCCATTTTCCTTTATTATTTCGCTCATAGCGTCTCTTCTTATCTTGTTCGCTTGATTTCCTACTTTCATGTTGCTTATAACACGCATTTTTCCAGCATCTGATTGAGCCAAAGTTGGAACCATCTTCATAAACATACGTATTTCATTGTCTGTAACACGAGTACCAAATAATTCTTTTGCGCCCTTTAAAAATTCTGTACTCAACTTATCAAATTCTTGGGCGTCTGCAGATTGTAAATGTTTAAGGTTTATTCCAACTCCAAAAGCGCCCTTAGAAACCGATTCCAAAAGATTATTAAATGCTGGAGATCCCAAATTCCCCTTTTCAACCAATTTTTCCATTCTTCCTAAACGTCTATCACTTTCCCTAGAATCTTTATATTTTTGATTGATTTCTTTATATACAGGGAGAGTTTCTTTGTTTATATAATGCTGTTCAGCTACAGATTCCTTACGCTCAGCCATTTCTCTTTGTTGCTTCATTTTAGCTATTTTAATTTTCTGCTCTGAGCTTAATCTTGGTCTTCTTAACATCTCACCTAAATCTTGAGTGGATTGAAACTGTTGGTCAGCATCTTGGTCCATTGTAGTCGCTTCACCACCTAAACCACCCAAAGCCTGGCTTACGCCTTGATTTTCAGCCGCAGATAAATAATTCTTTAACACTAACTCCTGCATTCTAGGATTTAAACTGCTAATTTGTTCGGCAGCTTCTTGAGGAATACCTAGTGCAGACAACCCTTTTGTTTGTTGCATTTGTTGTATTTTTTGATTCACCAACTCCTGTAACCCAGTTCCAAGACCAGATCCTAATTGACCGCCTAAAGAACTAGCAAAATTATCACCTTTAAGTATTTGCATGTTAAAATCTCCTCTGTTGTTGTTGTCCACCACCCATCAAAGATCCTAACAGTCCACTTAATGCTCCGCCACCTCCAAAATAACCCATCCCAGCTTGCGCCAACGGACCAGCCATTTGCTCAAACATTCCGGGTTGCCTTTGGCGCTCTATGGTTTCAAATTGAGGCCTCAACCCCATTCCCAGGAGGTTCATTAAATTGCCCTGCTGCTGCAATCCATATTGCTGCTTCATTCCAGCCAAACTTTCCTCTAGGCCTGATCCAGCTCTTCCTAAGGCGCCCTGAAAGCCAGAAGATCCTTGACCACCTTCACCCATAGCAGTAAATCTTTCAGCTATAGAAGGGATGGTTTTCTGAGCGAATCCTGTTCGTGCCTGCTGTTCTATAGGTCCAAAATCAAATTTATTATCCTGTAATCCCTGCAGCGCTTGTTGTAATATTTGCTCAAAACCTTGTTGTTGCTGCGGACCATACAATGGAACTTGCTCACGCCTTCTTGATGTTCCGCCAAACAACTGTCTTAGAAAATTAGCCATCTACTTTCTCCTTAGTTAAAGACACAAGTGTCGGCGACACAAGTGTCGGCGACACAAGTGTCAAACTTTCATATATTCGAGCACTACATACGTCACAGTAAAAGCAGACATGTTTATTCCTGTAGTTATAGTAACATTTGTCGTGCCAACACTTAAAGAAATATTTTGATTTAAAGTTGGTGACGAGAATGGTAACGGTATATAAACACTACCTGCCTGATCTGAAGCGGCTCCATAAATTCTAGTAAAACTATATGTATTATTTATAGTTAAGCCATGCGCTACATTTGTTGTCCCGGCATTAGGTAAAGTTCCAAAATTCACTACTTTTCTGTAAACCTGTCTTGGTTTAGGATTAACAGCAGAACCAGACCTATAAGCAGGATTAGGAAAGAATGTCTGCCCACAAACAAACTCGTCTAAACCATATACAGCCGAATCTTTTCTGTTTACCTGCATGGCAATATCATTAATATTTCTATAAAGACGAATAAATAATTCTTTAAGCTCAAGAGACGCACCCTTGAGATTATTAATGGTGCTCGTATCCCACACAGACGTTGTGGGTAAGAACATACCCTTTTCTTGGCTTCCAGCTGCTTTATATGCCATTATACCTGCCTCCCAAGCTTCTGGGTATGCAAAACCATACCCTCTAATTCAAAATCAGCGGCAATAACCAACGGGTCCTTCATTTGATCTTCTGTTAGATATATCCGTATTTGAACATTGTCGCCTTCTCCTTGAAAATAAACCGCATGCCAAAACCTTGGCTGATCCGTCTCTAGCGGTATTAAAGCATAAGGACTTGTCTGAAGAATATTGTCTCCCAAATTACAGTCTGTATCATCGCTTTTAGTAACCAATGAAAGAGTGGTACCAGAAGTCGAATAATCTACCGTAATTTCACCAAAACCTGTTCGTGCAACGCAAAAATCTATCTTTGACAGATAAATTACAGATCCGTCCTTAATATACGGATTCCATTGTTTAGATTTAATATCTATAAGAGAAACAAAAGATGCTGTTCCAGCACCGGTATATGTTCCAGTATATGTAGTATCAACAGTAACCGTGGAAGCATTTTTTTCCATCACTTGGAATATACCACTCCCTGCGATAGCAACACCTTGCGCGTTTATAACCTCAACGTAGTCATCAACACTTAATGTGTGATCAATAATAGTCAACACCATCCAACCAACGCCACTTGTAGCTATTTGGGATATTTGCATAGCCCTCGCGTTTGTTGTTGTTTTAGAATTAAGTTTTAATATAAAGCCTTGTTGATTACCGGCCAAAACTCTTCTGTGCTGTTCTCTTGTAACACCACTTATCCATGTCCATGTTAATTCAGACCATGTCTTTTCTATTTCTGCCCAGGTAATATCAGACTGTTGCTCGAAATATCCAAAACAAGTAAAACAATCATCATTAAAAGCCCAAGTACCATTTTTATAGTTAAAAACAAGAATCTTATCAGGATAAGTAAAGGCTCCAGTAGGAAACGTCCAGTAGACCATTTCAGAATCAAAATCCCTTATTCCGTGAATTCTTTTTATCCCCGTCTCAATATTTTCTATCTCAAAAACTTTTTCTGGTATTTTTTCATCAATTCTATATACATCAACACCATTACAAGCATGAATACCAGTTGATCCAATAGTTAGCAAATCTTTATCAAAAGGAACAGTAGAAAAAGAACCCTCACTTCCAAGCTCGGTATTTAGTTTTTGCCAGAAAAAAGGCTGCTCTTCATTACCAGTATAAACCAGTTCCCTTGTACTTCTTTCAAAAAAAACAATAAGTCTATCTCTTATTGTCCTAGCGCTTATTATTTCTTCCTGAGAAGTAGAATCTATATAACCACCGCCTGTTGCCCCCACTTCATTAGGTTCATAAAAAGCACTCGCAGCAAGAGGACTACCGTTATGCGAATATCTACATCTGTTAGGATATGCTGTATTGGCTGTAGCTGCTGCATTCTGCTCTATCGTATTTAACAATAACAATCTATCTTTAAATGGAATTACTATCTTGGCAGTAAATATCTTATCTCCAGCAACAAGAAAATTAGGATGAAACGCTAACCAAGTAGTTCCGCTATAGTACCACATAGAATCATCTGTAACTGGTGCAGGGACACCAACTGTGCAAAAAAAGTTAGACACAAAAAGCAACGTTGTACTAACACTTGCACCACGCCAATTTCTCGCCCAGAAAAAATCCGAGCTAGTACCTCCTGAACCTAGTGGCCCATCATTAATCCATGAATTACCTGAATATTTATATGCAAACTGAGTATCAAACGCATAAGCCGTATGATTATTTATAGGACCATCTTCATACAACGTTAAACCCATTACAGACTCAGCAGGGTAGAAATATATGGCAGTTGCAACAGCAGCTCCCTGTATATCATATACGCCTGTCGTCGTATTAAAAGTATGCGTAGTAGCAGCTCCAGTAGTAAGCATAGTTACAGGAGTTCCAAGAGCAGGGACTGTAAATATTTCATCCCCTATTGAAAACATTTGACCAGCTTTAAATACAGAACCTGGAGCTATTCCAGTAGCATTTCCAGTTACAGCATCAGTAACTACAGCTCCAGAATTTCCATATGGATAAAAATATATTTGTGTGGTTGGAGTCGCTCCTGCAAAAACGTATGCACCAGTAGTTGTATCAATAGTTCTTGTTATAGCAGCTCCCGTAGTTGTCATTACAGCAGGAGTACCAAGCGCTACAATAGTAAAAATTTCAGTACCTATTTGAAATCTTTGCCCTATGGTAAATATTCCAGCCGGAAGTGTTCCTGTTGCCGCGCCAGCTCCATCTGTAATTCCAATACCCGCACCACCTGTCACTGTTACCCTACTTAAAGATATTCTCAATCTAGACTGCAGCGGCCTGGTAATATCGTTAGAGGCATTCTTTCCAGTTAAATCTGAGCCAAATCTTTTCTTAACACGTCCTCTAAACACGTAGGCATTATTTAACCGCTCAAAAGCATCTTCTGGAAGCATCCAAGGTTTGAGGTCAGTCTGAAGCCCAGACTTAAACGGAGCAATTAAAAAGCGATCCTGAGCCATTCTAAATCCCTAAAATAAGATAGTGAAATGTAACACTTGCTCCAGTTCTACCACGAGTAAACGTATATGTAGTTATAGGTGCTCCAGCAGTAACATATGTAAGCGTAAGTTCTTTAGTAAAATCAGCATTATTGTTATAAGCAGAATATGTAACATTATATTGAGTTGTTATTGGTTGGCTTATAGTAATTGCAGAAGATAGACTACCTGATCCTAAAGTAAAATTTCCAAAGTTCATAATTAACCCTGAAGGCAAATACGTGTGTCCTTTATTAGCTGCGTATGTAGTTGTTGTAACATCTACTGGGGTGCCACCATTGTGTGAAATATTTAATGCCCCAGCGTTGCTGTAAAGAGTTACTTCGTTCGCGGCAGATGTTATAGGATGCGACGCAGTTTGATTGGTTAAGTCTACCTTTAGATGTTTTCCTTCGTTAGCTATATCAAATGTTTCATGATTTATATCAACTAGGGTCTTTATAGCTGTGAAATTACCTAAAATATCTCCCTGTGATTGAGATAATGGGTCATTTGGCTGTGGTTTCGTTGATTGATACGCCATTATTACTCCTTTTATTTTAAATAATTCCTTCTTATTCTTCTAAGAAAGAATTTAATCTCAGAATAAAACAAAACAACACCACACAACACAGCCGCTATTAAAACAACAAACAATGTTTCCAACATATCAAAACCCTCCTATTTTATTTATCGGCTCGGTTTGACCAGTGTAAATAGTAGACGTTCTTTCATTAGAAAGTTGCATAATTGTTCTCCTCAGAACAAGCGTTTCTTGTTTTTTAAATTCAGGCATTATTGCTGAAATGCTTTCCGTATCCATACGATCTTCAAAAACCTTCTTTGCTGCACCGTACGATATATATTGCCACCATTGAGCAAGTTCTGGTTGATCTACTGCATTAAGTAGTTCTGTTGGCCTCACTTGAGCATCAAGTTCAACCTTGTATGCTTGATCCGGAACAGGCCTAACAGTAAATTTGTTTTCATAAAAAAGAATTGAGCTCGGTCTAGCTGCTTGATATTGAACAGTTTGAGCATCTACAGATTGACCCGCTTTAACACCTGTTGTATACGTAAAATGATACACTCCAGTAAGATAATTAATGGTTCCACCAGCTATAATATTACCAACTAGATTTCCAGCACCGTCATCATAGGCCTTCAAATCATCTTCAAATGCATCAATACTACTAAACAACACGCTATTTTTTAATATTGGGGCGGCTAATGTACCATCATCAGACATAATCCCACCAGTACCGGTACGAACTGATACCACCGAAGTAGTTTTAGGCCAATAATCAAAAAACTCTTGCCTGGACTGTGAAAAAAAAGCCTGATATCCAGCAACATAAACAGGTGGGTGCATACTCAAATAAAGATTCTTAAAGTTATTAAAATCATCCCCAGCTGTTGTATTAGATTCATATACGTCCTGATGTGAATTAGTATAAAAAGTGAATGTTTTTCTTAGATAACTTGTCTTAAGATGTTCTGGGAAATCATAAAGAACAAAATCATTAACGTAAGCATCTATGTTTGCGTCAGTTAATTGTGACGTAGAAGGACTTCTAGTAAGCCGCCTAACTTTTATACGAATTTGTGCCAATGTCGATAAAGTAGCGTCAGGCATATCGTTCTCCTAATACAATTATCAAGGTAAGCCTTTATTTAATAATTTCTTTCTCTACGGTTGCTATATCTGGTTCTGGGGTTAAATCTTCAACGTCAACAAACTCTAAGCTTTGAAACCCAAACCTTCTTACTTTTTCACCAACTCTCATCGCCGTACCACCTTCTTCAGTCTTTATGTATTGATGAACCGGGTACCAACCTCGTTTGTTTAAATGCTTAGCAACCCCTAAAGGAATACTATATATGCTACCATCTACAAAATCATACCTTTCAACATCATCTTCTTTGTATTCCTTAAAAACAAAGCTTACAGATCCACCCGGTACCTCATAATACTTAAAAATTCCTCTAACTTTTTCTCGGTCTTTGTCTCGTTGATACCTAAGCGATGGTTTGCTTTTCTTGTTCTCTTCACCTATTTCTTTAATACTTGGCATAAAATCTCCCTATTGAAGGAGCCTCACATTGTTCGACAAAGATGAGGCTCCTGGTTTGTTGTGTTTTTTATACATTAAACGATTTACCTGCTATCCATTTAATAGCGTCACCTGTTGTTCCACCAGCGCTTCCTAACGCAATTGGTGCCAATGGACTAGTTGCAAGACTGAACCCAGTCATCCCTGTATCGTATGTAGCATCTTCAAGCGTTATTTTACCGGTTCTATCTACTGGATCTTCACCAACAGGAACACACAGTGCTTGCGTTTTCGCACCAGCAGTACTTAATGGATAAGAAAAGTCACTAAATGCAGTAGCGTCAATATTAACAGCCACAGCATTAACAGCTGGATAGACTGCCGTTACTGTTCCTTCAAGACCATCCATTTGAGTCATTCCATAAGACGCAGGAACGGTGAAACGAAGTCTTTGGCCAATCGTATATCCATGAGTAACTGTAAAGGCTACTATAGCTGGGCTTAAGCTATCTATTGTAGCAATAAAACGCCTTCTAGGATAAAAAATAGGATCATAGTTAATTTTCCTAAAAGATCCTGCTGTTCCAGCAACTATTCCCGGCATGTAATCTAAACTAAATGTAGTAGCGGAAAACGTACCGTTACCTATAGTAAAATCAATTCCGCCAAGTTGCTGTGCAGCGGTAACATTAATCATACGAACAATGTTACCAGCATTTAAACCAGCCGTAGAATTACAAGTTACAACTGGTGGAACTGCATTAGATACTGCAGTTACTGTTGCATCTATCACGCCGACTGGGTCATCTTCTGAAGATATAGGTGCAATACCTCCGTATACTTCACCGTTATATCCAATTACACAAGTAGATGTCGATATTAACTGAGATGCAGCTGCGTGGTAATTAACAACAGCGTCACCGAGAAGCATGCCACGCTGCCAGTACCACTCTGTACCAGCCCATTGTGCAGCCCCTGCAATGTTTGTTAAGTTGTATACCTTAACCCAATCTACATCGGACCTCATCTGTATAACTTTATCAGTACCGTCAGATGTAAAATTTCCTTCGTAAATGCATGTTTTGTAAGCCATCACTTAGTCCTTTCGAAGTGGTGGTCGTATTTATAAATCAAAAGATTTACCGGCTATCCACTTAATAGCATCGCCAGCTGTTCCGGCAGCGCTTCCTAGCCGTAACGCAGCTGAAGAACCAGCCCCAAGTTTGAATCCAGTATATCCAGTATTATATACAGCGCCTTCAAATGGAGACACTGTTGGAATACCGGGTACGTAAGGCAATGTTTCTACAGCTTGACCAACAGGTGTCATTATTGCAGGTGAAAACGGAACTGCCGCGGTCAGCGGAAACGCAAATGCAGAAAATCCCGACGTATCAATGTCAATAGTTATTGAGTTTACAGCTTCGTCTTTATCAATAATTGTTGCTTGAAGACCATCCAATTCAGTCATTCCATAAGCCGCTGGTATAGTAAACCTAACCTTTTGACCAACAGCATATCCGTGCTGAACTGTAAATATTATTGATGGTTCTACTGCTTGCTCTATTGAAGTAATGAACCTTTTTCTTGGATAAAAAAGAGGATCATAATCTATCTTCCTGAAATATCCACCAGTCCCGGCAACTATTTGAGTCATATATTCTAAGTTAAATGTAGTAGCAGTAAACGAGGCAACACCTATCACAAAATCGATTCCACCGAGCTGCTGGGCACCCGTAACATTGATCATACGAACAATGTCCCCGGGCTTCAAATCAGCTGTAGACGTACACGTTACAACTGGGATGGCTGCTCCAGATACCGCTGTTACCGTTGCATCCAACGCACCTACCGGATTCTCCGATGAGTCTAAGGGCGTTATACCCTCATATACAGCACCGTTATATCCAATTGCACAAGTGGAGGTGTATGTTAATTGAGATGCAGCGCCATGGTAATTAAGAACAGCGTCACGATCAGTCATGCCACGCTGCCAGTACCATTCGGTACCGGCCCATTGAGTAGCTCCTGCAATGTTAGTTAAGTTAACCACCTTTACCCAGTCTACACCGGCTCTTATCGGTATAATTTCATCATAACCGTCAGATGTAAAATAGCCTTGGTGTATGCATGTTTTGTAAGCCATTACTTAGTCCTTTCGAAGTATGTGAGCGCTTATAAGTTAAAGGACTTACCTGCCAACCACTTAATAGCATCACCATTAGATCCGCCAGCGCTTCCTAAAGCTATCGCCGCTGTAGCACTTGTTCCAAGCTTGAAACCAATATACCCGGTGTTATAAACAGAGTCATCAAGTGAAATCTTACCTGTAACTGCCTCTGAAGCTTCACCAACAGGCGACATTATTGCATGACTAAACGGAACTGCCGCAGTCAATGGAAATGCAAACGCGGTAAATGCTGTTGAATTAATGTCAACAGTTACCGTGTTATTAGCAGTACTTATTGCTGTAATTGTTCCAACAAGGTTATTCATTTCAACCATGCCGTAAGCGGCAGGAACTCTGAAACGAACCTTTTGTCCAACTGTGTATCCATGGGTAACAGTTAATTTCACAACAGCACTAGCGGCTGCAGAAATTGCAGAAATAAAGCGTTTTCTTGGGTAGTAAAGTGGGTCGTAAGCTATTCTTCTCCAAGATCCGACTGTTCCAGCAACAATTGTAGACATGTAATCTAAGCTAAATGTAGTTCCTGTAAACGTTCCAACACCAACAGTAAAATCCATTCCGCCTAACTGTTGAGCACCAGTAACATTGATCATACGAACAATCTCACCAGGCTGTAAGGTGGCGGTAGATGTCAATGTTGCAACTGGAGGAGTAGCATTAGATACAGCAGTAATTGTTGCATCTATTGCGCCTACCGGATTTGTTGATGAATCCATAAGATAAATACCGCGATAAGTAACACCGTTATACCCAACTGCGCAGGTAGATGTTGAGATTGCTTGTGTTCCGGCTGCATGATAATTTGTTACGGCATCACCGTCAGCCATGCCACGCTGCCAGTACCATTCTGTACCAGCCCACTGCGTAGCTCCAGCAATGTTTGTTAGATTAACAACTTTGACCCAATCCACATCGGATCTTACTGCTATAATTTTATCGGTACCATCAGATGTAAAGTATCCCTGGTTGATACATGTGTTATAAGCCATAATTTGTTCCTTTCCAAACTTGTTTGTTTCAACGTTTTATTAAGCTAGGGTCGCTCTAAGATTAATTACCCACAAATCGTTAGTGATACGTGGAACTTCAGCGAACTTATAACCAACGGAACAATTTAGGGCTAATGGGCCATCATATATTGGTGGACGATAAATAAATTGAGCACTATAACCGTCCTGCTCGATACATGCAAAAGCTTCCATTCCAACACAGAAAATATTGTAAACATTCGCTCCAAGATTTGAACCACTTCCTGTCATGGATCCAACCGAAGACAATAAGAAACGAAGGTTTCCAATGGAACCCCACTCAGATCTCAATGCGTCTTTTGGAGATGGATATTGATTCTTATGAACAAACCCAGCTACCCCGTCTAAATTTCCAGAAAGCTGTGTTGATGCTAATGCAAAATAAGCATCCCTAATAGGAGCGGTTCCGAACTTATCATCTCCTTCAATATTGTCCAAAATTGTATAAGCATCATTATTTAATAATGCTCTTACTACTGTATCAACGTCTGTTCTGGTAATTTCTGTTGGGTTATCGCCATTGACTCCAGCGGTACAGTTAATAAAAGATGCTGTTGCTGCCAACATGTCTCTTGTTAACTGATCTTCTGTCTGACGAAGTGAAACACCAAGTCTTTTTGCAGCTTCATTTAATACCATTCTGTTACTTTATAACCTCTTTCGAGGCGGGAGAACCTCTTCGGATTCTCCTCTCTATGTTTCCATAGAGTTCAGACTATCGCATCCTCTTTTTTAAGAGGTCTTCTCACTTAGTCGTTCACGGTGCCCAGCTTTTACGCCTGCTTCCGCCCTGTCGTCTCCGGCATTACCCGCTGAGAGTTTCAAGTCAATCAGAGAAGATTTATAGACCCCATATTTATTTAGGGATATCAACTTCTGATAACATTCTTCTCTAAAACAAAGTTCTTCATCACTAATTCCGCCTTTGCAGTACTTGGTATTTACTGAGTTTTCACAGAAATCTAATAAAGTTTCTGCGTTTTCTTTCTTTCCAACAAGATAGGGAAGAATTCTTTTAATAAATTCAGCACAATCTTTTTTGCTATAAATACCAAACTGAAAGTGAAATCCAGAAGAAGCATCTTTATTATTTGGAGTATAAACATTACCAAAAAAACAATTCTGTCTTATATAGTTGATAGCTCTTGTATCCATTGAACTAATTGATATAACTGGTAAATATCTTGGATTGATAACATGGGTACCTTTATTTCTTTGTTGTTTCTTAACAGAAAAAGAACCATCCGTATCAATCATACCTGCTACGTATGCCCAAAAAACAGGATCTTCCGTGTTTTTACGTGCAATTTTAGAGGTAAGTGAGTTGTTTGCTGAATTCCAATAATTAAACTGAATCATCTTTATCTGTGCTGCTTCTCGCGCCTCTAAGACAGACGATTTTAAAGAATGTCCTCTGATAAATTCAAAATTATTAATGAAATCTAACAAAAACTCCGCTCTTTTTCTCTTTATCCTAAGAAAAGGAATTAATCGTTCCAAGACTGGTTTAACATTAGAAAGACTTCTAAGCCGCCATCTATATATATAGTGGCCGTCTGATCCATCCTTCTTTTTATATGGATTCATTTTTACAAATGTTCCACCAAACTCTTCTACCAATACATCAATAATACTCTTTCTCCAATTAGTTAACTGCATAAGAGGGAAATACAAAGGATTAGCCTTGGTCTTTATTTTACCAATACTAAAACTTCCATCGCCATCCATTGCTCCAGCAATATACGAAAGAACTGCATTTAACTTTTCCATAATAAAACTCCTAAGTATCGAACCAATATTGTATTCTTTACTTATATTACTATGGTATGTAGAAAGTGTCAAGTTCATCTATATTAGCTCCAATAGCTAGGGTCTTGTGCTTGCAAAGTTACTTGCTCATTGATTTGAATATATGTTCCGTAGAAACTCATTCTAGCATCGATATCAACAGCACTAAGTGTTTGTGCTGGAGGGGTTACTCCGGAATTACCCAAAGGAACCATAGCGGTAGAAAGAGCATTATATCTTCTCATACGCAAGGTTGTACCACCATTACGAGGCATTTGTTTTTTCATTGCAGGTATTTTATGAATTAATGATGGTGTAGGAACTGACAAGAGTTTAAAGCTAAATGACTGTTGTACTGGAGCAGGCAATAAGGTTGTGGTTGTGATTGCCATAATTTATCCTTAAAGTTATTTTAGAACAAAATTAACCTTAAGCCGGACGAGATCTTCACATACGTCCACAAGATGGCGAGTCTAAATATACGCCCGAGATTGGATTGCGAATCCATGTTACGCAACCTTATCTTATCATAATATAAAAATTAGATGCAAAAAAAGAAGGCTCGACCGCCTATAAAAATCGAAAAGCTTCTAGGGAAACGATTTTATAAGCGGTCGAAGCGCAAGTGTTTCTTAAGATTTTTTAGCAGATTCAATCATTTCTCTGTACAGCTGCTTTTTTAAATCGTCTGTTAAGCCATTAGCAAAAGCATTTGCATGCGACAAAGGCGATTCTCCTTGTTGTGGAGACATGCTCGTAAGCGGCTTAGGTTTCGAAGCGTTTTTCTGAGCAAGCTCTCTTTGTTGCTGAAAGTTATCCTCTTTCTGAATGCCCAACTTCTTAATCATTGTATAAGCAGAAACCGCCTTACTATAAAGGTCTGTAGAAGAGTTTAATGTTTGAGCGATTTCAGGATATGCATTCCTAAGAAGTTCTATGTTATCTTTACAAACAACATTGTCAAAATCTGGATACTGTGATTTAAGTTTTGCTTCAACGCCAATCTCTGACGATTGTTGCTGGTATTTTTTAAGTTGTGACTCAAGCTTTTTAATATGTGCAGAAACCTTTTTAAGATGCTTGCCTTCTGCGAGATCGTCTTCTCCAAGGTTAACATCAAAGTTTTCCTCTTGGGCGGCATGTTGAATTTTCTTCTCGTACTCTTGAAGTCTTATTGACATTGCATCGCGTTCTTTTTCAATGCGTTCTTTAGCTTCTCTTAAAGCTTTAAAGTTTTCAGACTTGTCTGTGCCAGACTTGTCTGTGCCAGACTTGTCTGTGCCAGATTTGTATGTTTTAGCTTGATCAGATTCACCTTCAGTTTTCAGGCTAGCCTGTTTAGGTATTTCGGGTTCTTGAGCAACAACTTCTTCAGTTGGTTGTTCAACTTGCTCTGTCACTACTTCTTCAACACTAGTGTTTTTATTTTCTTCCATTCATTACTCCTTTTTCTAATTCAGGTGTTCGTCTTTCTCTCCGTTCAACTTCCTTGCTAGTTTATACAGGGTACCATCTGAAAAATCTAAAATATATTTTAACAACCTCTTCTCTTCTGACCTAACAAATAAAGCATCCCTCTTAAATAAATGACAGGTATCTCTAGACGGAATTACCCATACTAACTCTAAGTCACACTCTTTAGTATATTTGTATACGATTTGATCATAGTCCGGCGTTGGGCACGTTCTTCTGCCAAAGAAATAATTTCTAATAACATTCGGCATCAACGGTTCTTTTTTTGTAAGAACAATAATAAAACATTCAACGCCATTGCCAAACTTTTTTACATGCGCGTCAATACAAGCAGAAATACTAGACTCATAAGTATCAAGTTGCTCCCTCATCTGCTCCGTAGGAGTAACTTTGTCGTCAGGCTTATTCTGTAATTCCAGAGATGCTTGACCTACAGTTTTTTTTACAGACATTTTCTAGGCTTTCTAACTCGTCGACTAGACATTTTATTTTTGATAACTATCTTTTTCTCTTTCTTGTCCGCCACAGCTTTAGCGACTGGGGGTGGAATGTTCGGAGTATCTAAAGATACTTGTGTCGTAGACCAAAAAAACTTCCTAAAAAACATAAGAAAAACATCCAGAAATACCACAGGCTCCTTTCTTGTTAAATGAGGGGCGGGCCGAAAGAACCGCCCCATGGGAAAGAGGATTAGTCTTTTTTCCTACCCTTCTCCGACACTCGTGTCTTTTTGCGAAGATTAGCAGGTGTTCCTATTATTTTATAAACTATTCTTTTAGCTTTGTCCTCTGTGCGAGGCATTACAGGCATTAATGACCCTTATTTTTTAGGTTTGTTTGCACTAATCTCTGCGTCTATGGACTTAAGAGAATCACCATAACCCTCTGTTCCAAAAACCTCCTCTTTAGGATACGGTTTCATAACAACCTGTTGAGGAAGGTTGGCAAACTCTTTGGTATTGCCATTTATCATGCCGTCATACTCTTCACCAGAATAATACCTTTTTGCCATCGTAGGCTCCTTTCTAATATAGAAACTGAAGAGGAATACTCCTCAAAGCATATAGCCCACTATGAGCTACACACTTCTATCTAAAACTTTTTCAGACCGGTCTGTTTTAGCCGGAGAAGCGGCCCTCATTTTAGCTTCTCCGGCACCAATGCTTGCGGTCTCAGCCTTAACCAACCTAGAAAGATTAATAAGCTTCTCTAGTTGGGATATATCTACATCCTCTATCTCTTTAAGGCTCTTAACTAAATTCAACAGGCCCTGTTGCCTATCCTTAGTAGCCTCAGCCCTTCTCTCTACAGCTAAAGCCCGATTTTCCTCTACTCTGCTAATTCTTTCTATTCCAAGACCACGATCGGCATCTGCACGAGCATGAGCAAGATCCGTTCTAGCCTGAAGTTCTTGCTGTTCAACGTGCATTTGTTGTTCTTGCATTTGCTGAGCAGCCTGTTGTTGCTGAACCATAGATTCTTTGAGCTCTGTTTTATTCTGTATGGTTGCAGCTTCAATAATCACATCATCAGGAATCTGTATCCCCGTTTCCTTAAGCTGCAATAACTGTGCAAACTGCATTTGTTTTTGCGTTGAAGTGTTAATTCCCTCCTCAACAACAGAATCATATTTGCCAAACGTCTTATTATAAAACTGCTGAGAAGGCTCTTCTTCTATTATCTTCTTAATCTTGCCGGGCGTGAAGTTGTTCTGGATAATATTAATCATTAATTTGCCAAGCAGCTTCTGAGACCGATCAAGCTGATCAAAAAGCGACTGCAGTGTCGTCAATCCAGCACCCTGCCTAAGC